CAGCAGTCAAGCCTTGGTTATCTGCGTGGACATTAGCAGCAGTAGTAATGTAAGCGAGCATGTCGGTATCCACTGCGATCTTAAGTTGCTCGGCAGCATTGCTGGAGAACTCAGAGATCAGAGGGAGATCGGTTTGGGATTCATCAATGTAGTCCATACGGAATGCCCAGTACTTGGCTTGGTCAATGACCATGTCAGTAGCATCCTCAGCAGGGACTTCATAGGTGATTCCACCAGCAGGGCCACCAACTACGTAGTTACCAATAGAGATCGTTGGAACTCTACGGATATGTACTTTATCTCCCTGTGCTTTAATCTCCCCTTCGTAATCAGTATTGGTAATCTCACTGAATACAGTAGAAAGATAGAAGTCTTTGAGCATCTTCTTGGAGAAGATCTCTGGGATGAAGTTGGAAGTGCCAGCTCCGGTGCCTTGAGACACGGAGTAAGAGGTAGTATCGTATGGTGCAGTTGCACCTGGGCGCATAGCCATGGGGTATTCTCCTTTGAGTCTGTTTAGACTCTATGTGTTAAGCACACTAGGAGTTCATCAGTCGGCCTTCTTTAATCGCTAGGTCGAACCTAGCTTCTATTTGGTCAGCCAATTGTTGCTTTCCTGCGTACTTTCCTTTCGTAAGATCATTCATAAAGTGACTGTAATCAGACATCTTCATGAGTTCTACTTCACCACTATTGGGAGTAGAGGTTTCATACGGGGAACCTTGGCTACCTACTGGAGTTACTTTCTGCTCAAGCTTAGCTCTTGCAGGATTACTTGACTCTTTAAACTTAGTAAAGAAATAAGCTACTCTGGCAACATCTCCATTGATCTCTGCTTGCTTGAAGAGGTCATGCCTAAGTCTACCTGACGCTGGGTCTGGTTGCTTAAGGTACTCTCCGAACTTAGGATCAAGATCGATCTCATCGTAGTCTGGGACTAGTTCAGCAAGCCTACTGAGGAAGACATCTTGGCTTTCTTGTGCCAAGGCTTCAGACTCGTTCTGCTGTACTAAGAGTTGCTTCTGTCGCATAGCATCCACCTCAGCTCTCAAGGGTGCTGTTGCACTCTCGATGGCCTTCTTGGTTAGCTTGTCAATCGAGCTGACTCCTTCTTCTCCTAGAACTGCAAGCTCCTCACTAGATGCCAGGTCTGCTACAGACGTTGGCTTAGCTAGGCTTAAGCGCTGCACTTCAGACTTCAATGCGATTACTTCACGCTGAAGCTTAGTGTTCTCTGAGAGTAACTCTGAGATACGCTTACGGTCTTGCTGTCGAGATGAATCATGGAACTGCTTTAAGTTTACATATCGCTTCTTCCACGATACTCTTTCTTTCTTTACTGGAGGTGTCTGCTCAGTCTGTTCATCAGTAGCGAATGGATCGATTGTAGTCGGCATTGGCTCGTCAGTTACAGGGTCTGTTAGGGTGGCTGATGCATCCCCTACAAGGGATTCTACAGGTTCACCTTCTGGATCTTTACTAACAGTTGACTCTGGAGTCACTCCATATGCCACTGCTTCAAGATCTGCTATCTCTTTGTCTAGCTTGTCAGTAATACTTTCACTCATTTAGGTTGGTTCTCCTTGCTTTCACTTACTCACGGGTCTCAGAGGGTAATGACATACGTGCTCCGAGAGGCTGTTCAGATAGAGCCATTTAATTCCATCAAGTCTTCCAGAATCCAGAGTTGTCCCTGAAGTCTATAGATCTCGTTGGGGTTTGTTGCTTTCTTCAGCAACTTAGTGAGGGCGAACGATTCATCCTCAACAATCTTTAAGAAACCTTTAGCACCCTGTGTGGATACTAAAGCTCTCATGGTCTTTGTGATTCTCATAGTGTGTCTCTTTGTATGGATACACTTAGCTTACTTGTGTATCCTAGTTGTAATACACTTGGCAGTCCCACTCTGAATCGCACAGAGATCGCAAGGATCAAAACCTTGAGTAATAACTGTTATACTATAGGACAGCATTTGCCTACTGCGCTGGGTATCACCTAGGAGGCTTAGGCTGTCAGTAGGCCCTCCGTGTTGCATCAACTCTAGTAGCAACAGTAACTAGATGCCAGATCCAGTAGCAAGCTTAACGCTCAGCTCTTTGGATTGCATCTCTTTCTTAGTGTCATTATCAATAGTGTTAGCTGAAGATTGTTGCATCAGGCGGTAACCATTCTGGTCATTGAAGGCTTGGATCTCTCGTTCCTTCATAGCCATAGACTCTGTATGTCTCTGGTTCTTGCCATCTTCTTGCATCTGTTGGACATTGTTGTTAGCTCCAGCCATTTCCTTCTGACCTTCTATTTGAGTCTCAGCACCAAGGTTATTGAGCTTAGCCTTCTGCTCTGCCATAGCCATCTCATTCTCTTGAGCAGCAGCAGCATTCTCTTGTGCCTTCTTCTGATTCTTCTTCTGGTCAAGTCTGCTAGGTACGATGTCCTCAATGAATCCTAAGTCGTTAGCCATCTCTCTGAGAAGCTCTGCTCGACCATCACCCATGAGCTGTTGATCCACAGGATTAGCTGTGATCTGTAAGAACTCGTTACGCCTAAGTTGCTCTGCACCCTTGACTGTTAGTGTGGTAGATCCAAGAGCTTTCACTTGGACATCACCAGAGAAGTCTATCTCGTTGAGTATCACATTCCAATAGAACTGGTACTCGACTCGTGGTATAATCACTCCAGCATCTATGTTACGAATAGCATCCTTAATCATCTTACTTGATGACTCAAATAGCATCGCAAGTCCTGAGGCTGTCGTTGCTGCACCACCTGTCTTCTCATTGCCATATGCATACCGTGGGATACCAGTAGCATCATCTGCTCTACTCTCGAACTGCTCGTATACTGAGAGGAGCTCTGAGGCATTACTTGTAGGCTGGAAGAAATTTACTGCTCGACCTGAGCCACCACTAGGATCAGTAGTAAGCTGCCATATCTTAAAGGGTCTGATGTTCTCAATCTCTCCGTCATCTGCAAGTCTGTCAATGTAGATCTCAATCTGTGGCCCACTAGACAATGCCATGTTGTTACTCAAGGCTCTTGCTGTAGCGTTACACATCCTTTGGATATCTTCCATTAACATTGGTAAGCTTCTGCCCCAGATGGAACCTGGGCGAGTCTGGTAGCTTGCTGAGTAGTATGGTCTGCGGAGAAGGGGATCATCATTAAGTACACACTTAACTACCTCTTCGTTCAACATGATAGCCTCAACTTCAAACTGCTTCTCAGGATGGGCTGATGCTAGCTGGTCACACTCGACTCCCCACTCTTTAAGAATCCTTGTGCTTACAGATCCAAAGAAGTGGATACCATGGATTACATTTCGATTAGCCTCGAACTGATCTCCTCGTTTCTCTTGGTCTGCCTTGTCACTCTCGATACCTGTGTCAATCCAATATGGAGTCGAAGAACCTTCAGTAGTGTCCTCAAGAACCTTATAGATAGCACCAGCATCATACCCTGGGGCTTCACTTAAGTCGAAGACCTCAGTTCTGGATAGACGTAAGTGTTCACAAAGTGACCCTTCCTGTAGACTTGAAGCCTCTGGAGAAGGGTAGATATCATATGGACTCACTCGTTTATCTTGGAAGCAATACTCTTTGGTGACTACAGGCTCCCCATTCTCCCATACAAGCTTAGGCTTCATAGTGATTACTGGGCCTTTAATGAAAGCTGTTGGGAATATACAGAAGTCATCTATGAATGTGCCTAGTGCCTTGTAGTATCCACCAGCAAGGAACTGATCGTCTATCTGACGCTCCATGAACATCATGTTGAACTTAGCTTCCTTCTGAATCTCTTCGTATACTGATATGAGGATGTCACGCTTCTCTTGGTTCAAGTCACGTACAGTCTCTTGGGCTGTCCCTGCTTGTGTCGTTGCACCTGCTTGGGGTTGCTGTGGTTGCTCCTGCTCTTGAGGTTGTCCACCTGGGACACCCTGAGCAGATTGGGCTTCCTTAGCTGCCTTAGCCTCGGCTATCTTAGCGTCTTCTTCTCGCTTGGCATCTGCTAACTCTTGGAACTCTTCGTTGATGGACTGGCTGATGGACTCCTTCAAGTCATTAGGAAGGTCAGCCATTGGTGAAGGCTTGATTGTCCATGACTTCTCATTGGCTGCTAAGAGTATGTCTCTCATCCACGAGCTTGCATTACGAGCTTTAATAGCAGTGAGTTGCATATAGATAGTAGAGCCACCTTCAGCTATGATTTTAGCTAAATCTTTTCTACCATACTGTCCATTGTATTGTTCTAAGGAGTTCGTAATATCATCTTCTACTAAGGAGTTTCTCTTAGCATCTTTGTTTATGCGGAACTCCTGCATGATATGGCTAGCCAAAGAGGAGTAAGCAACTGGTGCTTCGAACTCCATCTCCTCATTAGACTCACTATCAAGAAGCTCTAGCATATCCTGTGTGGATAACACTTCGACTCCTGGGGTATCTGGTTGTTCTATGAAATCCATGTATTAGCTCCACATATAGCTTGCTTGTTTGACTGGTCTAGCCTGTACCTTGTACCTTGTCTGGTTGAATATGTCGTTAGCGAAGGTGAGGCTCAGTGCATCACTTCGATCTGGTGACTTACCACCTCGTCTCTTCAGATCCTTCTTACTCTCAAGGATGATCTGTAGTTTGTTATTGTAGCTGTAGTTCAGGGCTAGTAGATCAGTCCTCAGTGCCTTGTCGTTTGGCATACTGGCACTAGGTAACCAATCTCTCAGCTTACCATAGACTTGAGCCCTCAGGTTGAAGTAACTCTTAGGGTCTGTAGACTTCTGGGAGACTACTACGTCTATCACAGGGACATGGAATGTCTTGAGCTGATCCACAACGCCAGCCCCGAGACCAATGCCATCCACGAAGACTGCTGTGTAGTTCTCTTTGTGATATATTTCTAGGATCTGCCTAGTGAATGCCACTGTGTCTAGCCCCCTGTACTCATAGATCCTGTGGATCTTAGGGCCTTGTCGATCTACTATGATACTGGAGTCATCACCAAAGCGAGCCACGTCACAACCTAAGACTCTAGGGAAGTGATGGTACTCACTGGGCTTTAAGACTCTGTTCATAGCCTCATCTACAGTATCTGTTGGTATGAACTGTGCGCTATCAAGCACTGGGAACTCACCGAGTACTCGCATCTTGTAGAAGTCACTGTCCTCACCGTAATACTCTTTGACCTCTTGTATCCACTCAGTGTCTACATTGGGAGAGTCGAAGGAAGTGAATGTCATCAGCTCCCAGTTGTCACTCTCCTTCTGGAAGAGCTCATAGAAAGCACCAGTTGCTCTAACTGGGTTGCTCACTAGGACAAATGCTGTATCACCAGAACTAAGTGTACCTAATAGGGTATCAAAGATAGCACTAGGTAGGGCTGAGGCTTCATCTACTAGCAAAACCACCTTATCTGCGTGTAACCCCGCAAATGATTCACGATTCTCTGCACTCCCTGTGACTAAACTGAAGAACTGTGTGTCTTTCTTTCCCTTTAGGAAGATCTTCTCGGTCATTACTTCGTAGAACCCATTGAATGGGGCCTTCATCTTGCCTAACCACTTGGATACCTCTGCTCTAAAGACTCGATGTAGCTGACCAGCGGTAGGCGCAGTGCATATACCCCTACAATCTGGGTGAGTTATCAGGAAGTACAGTGTCATCCAAGCGAGTACTGCTGTCTTACCACTAGCTGTGCAGCTCTTGACTGCTACTCTGGCATCTGGCTTGACTATACTTAGGATTAGATCCTTTTGTTGCTCTGTTGGTGTAGCTCCTATGACTTGCTCTACGAACTCTATAGGGTGAGTCTTATAGAACTGTATAAGCTTAACCAGTGTGTCGTTAGCAGCCACTAGTTAGTCCCCATCTCGAGGACTGGAGTAGCTGGGTTAGCACTGTTGAGTTTAGCTAAGAGATCCAAAGCCTCTGCTGGGTTAACAGACTCTACTTGAATCCTATCACTGAAGGCTCCAATGGTTCTACCTAGATCCTCAGTAAGAGTCTTCACCATGTTCTTCTGATTGTAGGCTGTCATGGAGTCATCCTCCTTGGCTTGCTCTAGTTGCTCTAGTAATTCTCTCTGGATAAATTGAAGATCCACAGCATCTGGCAAATATTTCTGGACTCTCAGCTCATTGATGAATGCTGCTACGTTAGGCTTCTGCTTAAGGTATTCACAGCGTAGTGTGATCCCTAGGTTCCACCCATCAACCTTAGATCCTGTTGACTTCCTGCTAGTCTTACCCTTGATGAGTCCTAGGTCTAACCCAGAGTCTAGTAACGCTTTCTTAGAATTTCCTGTGGAAATCAAAAGGAGAGCAAACTTAACCTCACGGTCACTGAGGGTCATACTCTCGTCATCACTTAGTTCGTCTATGAACTTCTCATTCATACTAGATGATCTTTGGATCTGCTTAAGTGCATGGTAAGCATATGACTTGTGATGGCTATTAGATCCTTGGACAGTAGGATGAGACAGGAGGGTAGTCTCTCGGATATTAGTTAAGGCTTCCCAATGACTAGTGATTAACTCATAGATAGTCTTGGGTTGCAATACATACTTAGTGGATAACTCTTGAACTGAAAGACCACCAATGTAGTCTGTGACAATCTTAGTATGATCTTCAGGAGAGTAGTTACTTCTGAGCTTCTTACGTACTATGATAGTCTTCTGAGTCTTTGGTTTAGTCTTGGTTCCAGTCATAAGAGTCCTGTAGTTGGTGACGAAGTAACTCTAAGTGGAAAGGTTATGTGGAAAGCTACAAGAGTTACTTAGTAATTATACTTGAGATAAAGAAGGAGGAGCTAAGAGATGCTTAGGAGTCTATAAGAACTCTTTAGAGTCCTTAAGAGTCCTATAGAAGTCTCTTAGCTAGAGGTTACTTAGTAACTCTTGTAGACTTACTTAGAGTCTCTAAGTGTTACTTAGTGTCTTAGAGAGTCACTGTGTGTCCGTGTGACTCTATTGGTATTAATAACATTTAGAGACCAGTTGTCAATTAACTAAGAGTATCATAGAGTTACCTTATAATGGAGAGCTAAGTAGCTGACCTTGTGTACCAGCCCAATGATGACTAAATGATGACAATATGAAGATCAATTGTGACATGATAGCTAACTGTGCGGTTCTCCTAGACTAAGTGACTCATCATTAATACTTATGGTTAGCATAAGCTGAGCTTATAGGAGAGTATACGGACTCCACTTGGGTCACTTGGAACAGCAAGGTGAAGGATGGTCATCGATTGTCTTATAGATACTGTAGGTAGTAGTGGTTATCAACTGGGAAGGAGGGGTAATCTTTGTGATTCTGGGGAGTTGCCCTAGAGCGTGAGGTACCAGTCCCCCGGATACCCACGGGCTAA